TTATTTTAATATAGTGTATTAAAATATTTTTTTCTGTATTTTACCATTTCTTCATCTGGTATTCTATTTTTTAAAAAATAATTTGGATTTTTATTATTTAATAATTCTATAATAAAATATAATGTATACATACCACATTGTCCATCTTTTTTTTGATGTTCTACATTCTCATTTGAATAAACTTTAAAAGATATATTATTTATTTTACCTTGTTTTACAATTCTATTAATTAGAGTTTGTATTCTATTAGGAATCTTATTTCCATTACTATCAAAATAAAATATATATTTCTTATCTATATCTATAAATAATGCTATCCAATGTTCTCCATCTTTATAATGTGGATCTGTATTAAATATTATACCTATTTTATTTATTTTTGAATTTATATAATTATTTATATTTAGGTTACATATTTTATTATTAACACATCCATTATATAATTTATCATCAAAATCTATTGGTGATGGTCCTAAAAATTTAAAAAAACTATATTTATCTTCATATTGTTTCATAACCTTTAATATATCTACACTTGATAACCATTCATATGGATTAGTATTCCATATTTTTGGAGAAAAGGGTCTAAATGTATTTTTTATAATAAATTCTTTATCTATATTATTAAAAGTATTATTATTTAACCAACATAATTCATTATAACATTTTGAATTCATATTGTTTTTTAAAAAATTCCATATTAATACAGGATTATTTGTCTTTATTTTTTTAATATTATTTTTATTCCATAATTTTTTCATTAAGAGTAAATCATTGTCTTTATAACAAGTTATTTTTGAAAGTTTATTATTTATTTTATTATTTTTATTAGGAGCACATTGTAACTTTTTTAATTTAATTGTTTTTTTATTTTTTTTATTTTTATTTTTATTTTTACTACTAATAGTCATATAATACTATATTATTATAATATATAATAATATAATAATATATAATAATATAATAATATAATAATATAATAATTATAAATTTTTTAATTGAACACGAGTAGAGTTATTAAATATATTTTTACCTATACTACTATCTATATTAGGATTAAAATTATCAAAATATTCATCTTTAAATAATAATGAATTATCTAAATCATTATTTACATTTTTAAAATTTATAGGATTCTCATATAAATCACTAGTTGATGATGGTATAAATTTAGCTTGGTCTGATTTTTGTAATGCAAAAAATTGATTTCTTAAACCTGATTCTTGATCTATATTATATGAATATCCATTATAATTAGGTTGTCTAGTTCCAGGATAAAACGTTTCATTTATATTAAATATTTCACAGTTTTTAATAGGAACAGATGGTTGTTTTTTTGTATCTAAAATCGGCATAACCGTATATTTTGTTTCTACTGGTCTTGGACTAAATGACATTTGTAAATTTGTTGATGGAAAATTTCTATTATAAATTTCACTATTTATTTTATCATTTTTTGAAAAATTTTGTAATATTACGTTATTCTTCATTATAATAATATAATAATAAAATATTTTATAATATTATTTTATAATATTATTTACAATTATATTAAAGATTACTACATATTATTAATTAATACAGTATTTTATATTATTAATGTGTGGTATATTTGGAATAATAAATTATGATAAACATGAAATAAATAAAATTAATAAAAATTTTATTAAAGGTTCATCTAGAGGACCAGAATATAGTATTATTAAAACATATGATAATAATTGTTTTGGATTCCATAGACTAGCTATAAATGGATTAAATATAATATCTAATCAACCATTTGAAATTAATAATATTGTTTTAATTTGTAATGGAGAAATATATAATTATAAAGAATTAGCTAAAGATAATAATATTAATCTTACAACTGATTCTGATTGTGAGATTATTTTACATTTATATCTATTATACGGAATTGAATATACATTAGGTCTTCTTGATGGTGTTTTTGCATTTATACTATATGATAAAAATAATAATTCTATTTTTTTATCTAGAGACCCATATGGTGTTAGACCATTATACGTTTCTTATGAAAATAATAGTATGTATATTTCAAGCGAACTTAAATCTATTTATAATTTATCTACTAATAAACATTCAATTGCTAATTTTATACCAGGACATTATATGAAAATAAATATTAATAACTATAATATAACATATAATTATACTAAATATACAAACTTTCCATTTTATGATAATACAATTTTAAATTTATCAAATGTTGGAATTTATAATAATTTATATAATAAGTTAACTAATGCTGTAAAAAAAAGAATAATAGGAACTACTGAAAGACCAGTAGCATGTTTATTATCTGGAGGTCTAGATAGTAGCTTAATTTGTGCTTTAGTAAATAAAATTATTAAAAAAGAAAATCCAGATATAAAATTACAAACCTTTTGTATTGGTATGCCAGATTCTGAAGATTTAAAATATGCTAAAATAGTTGCACAACATTTAGATACTCATCATCATGAAATAATTTTAACTGAAGATGAATTTTTTAATGCTATTCCTGAAGTAATTAGAATAATTGAATCGTATGATACTACAACTATTAGGGCAAGTGTTGGTAATTATTTAGTTAGTAAATATATTAAAGAAAATACTGATTGTAAAGTTATTTTTAATGGCGACGGAGCAGATGAATTAATGGGTGGATACTTATATTTTAAAAAAACTCCTAATGCAAATGAATTTGATAGAGAATGTAAAAGATTACTAAACGATATATATATGTATGATGTATTAAGAAGCGATAAATCTATATCAAGTAATGGTCTTGAACCTAGAACGCCATTTTTAGATAGGGCATGGGTTGATTCTTATTTATTGATTGATAAAAATATTAGATTTAATACAACAATTGAGAAATGTGAAAAATATCTAATGCGTAAAGCAGTTGATTGTGTAGATAAAGAGTTATTACCAGAATCTATATTATGGAGAACAAAAGAAGCATTTAGTGATGGTGTAAGTAAATTAAATAAATCGTGGTATGAAATTATACAAGAAAAAATAGAGTTAATATGTAAAGAAGATTTAGATTTTAAAAATGAGTTAGAATTGCTTATTAAAACATATAAAAATTATCCATTGTCAAATAATAATCCTACAACAATGGAACAAGCATATTATAGATATATTTATAATAAACATTATAAAGATACTGATCATTTAATACATTATTATTGGATGCCTAAATATATTGATGCTAAAGATTGTAGTGCTAGAACACTTAAACATTATAGTGAAAATAATAGTAATATGTAAAAAATATATTAACAAGAATTAATGATGCTATAGTTTTTTCTTTTGATATACTGTAAGGCCAATATGGTAAAAATAATATTGTTAATATTCCTTTTAGGGATAAAATATAATTAATTGTGTTAGGTTGCATATATTTTTTAAAGTTTGTTAATGGATATAAAAATATAATTTGTCCTAAAATACTTAATATTAAAATTAAAAATAATTTATATCTAGAAAATTTTATAAATGTATCAATTATTCCATGTAAACCAACAAATATACTAATATAATTAAAATATTTTATATAAGATATTTTGTATAATAAAAATATTGCATAAATTATGAATAATAAGTATGATATAACTCCATTTAATAAAGGAAAATTATAATAATAAATATTATTGTTTTTTATATAAAATTTCATTTATTATATTATATATATTTTACTATAATATAATATGGATATTGAATTATTGGCACAAGCATTAGAAAACGATGAAAATTTATCTATTATTAATACTAATATTCAAGAATTAAAAAAGAAAAAAAATGATATATTACAACAATTAGGTTTAAAACGAGATGATTTAAAAAGTTTTAATAAAAAATTAAAAGATTATAAATATATTGAAAATATTAAAGATTTAAAATATGGTTCTACGTTAAGATGTATAAATCTTAATAATATTGAATTTATTAAACTTTGTAATACATCTATTTTATGTGATATTCAAATACATGATAAAGGCATTGCATTAATAGTAAAAACATTTAATAATAGACATATTACCTTATATTTTAATGAAAATCTATTTTTTCAAAAAATATCACCAGAAGAAGCTGTATTATTAAAAGCTATTAATTATTTAAATAAATAATTTTTATATATGGTCTCGTGTATTTTTATATAATTTATCACTATTTTTTCTAGAATTATTTTTAACTTTCAATTCTGGAGTTTTTTTACATGTAAATTTATGAATGCCT